AATGTGTTCAAAGCTGCGTTGCGACTTGAATCGAAACAAGTTCGGCGGGACGGGTTGCGGGTTCATCGTTGGCTTCCGACTGAAAAAACAAATGTCGATTATATAAAAACTTATAAGGATTTAGATTTTGAAGACTGATATATGTATAAAGTTTTGAGTGTGTCGGGAAATGATAGTTGCAAATTTGAAGACGAATTGAACCGTCTGGTTGATGAAAAGTGGGTAGTATCGAGCGAGCTACAAGTCACTTATGATCCTGTAACAGAGAAATTTTTGTTTTCTTTGCTATTGAAAAAGTAGAAAAAGTATTGTCTTATAAAAAAAGTGTGCCACGTGGCACACTTTTTTTGTGTCTTGTGTCTTGTGGCCAAAAGACACAAGACACCCACAAGACAGCAAAATATGGCTATAAATAAGGATATTTTGTCAAAGTGTCTTGTGTCTTGTCAAAAACAGATATCCGCAAACTTTTAAGGGAACACGTCATAACATAAAGTTAGTTTTATTAAATACCTACAAGACACAAGACACTTTAATAATATATGGCTATAAATAAGGGTGAAAAGGTGTCTTGTAGGCCGTCTTGTGGGTGTCTTGTGTCTTATCCTTCACAAAAGACTTTTTTGTTGTGTAGTTTTACGTTAAAAAGTAGAATTTTGACTTTTATTTTGATTCAGCGTGATACAATTCAGCTATGTCAAGCAATTACGATCATTATGGTGTTGTCACAAAAATTCCTTCAGTCCGTCGCGTCGGGCGGCCGAAAAAATGGGAAACCGTTGAAGAACTAGAAAAACAAATTGAAGAATATTTTGATTCTTGTTTTATTCCACAAACTCGCACCGTCAAGATAAAATCCGGTGACGAAACCGAACACGTTGAAGAATACGTGCTTGATAAAGATGGCAACACAAAATATATTCAAGTGCAGCCGTTCACAATCACCGGGCTTGCAATCGCACTCGATACTACTCGCGAAACTTTGCTCGATTACGAAACAAAGCCGGAAAACGCCGAATTTTCTGACACAATAAAAAAGGCGAAGCAAATTGTGCAAAATTATGCTGAATCATTTTTGTTCAATGGTAAAAATGCGACCGGTGCGATCTTCAATCTAAAAAACAATTACGGTTGGGTCGATCGTCGCGAAACTGATCTCACGTCGAAAGACAAGCAAATAATGCCGGGCGTTCTTGAAGCAAAAGCCGCCGATATTCTCGAAGACGATGAAAGTGAATAAAGACAAATTGAAGCCGGTCATTGTTGCGGCCGAAAAAGGCGATCACGAATCGATCGCACTTGTTGCGCGCGTCTTACGTCCAGAACGTGAAGATTCGGTCGATGATATTTATGACAAAATCCGAATCTTCATTCGGTTGATGTTTTACGGATCACTGAAGTTTGATGATTCTGACGATCACAAAAAAATTGATCGAGCGTATGCCGAACAAGTGCATTCATATTTGAACAATGGCCGGCCGCGGTATCACGGAATGATCATCGTCGGATATCGTGAATCGGCAAAAACAACTCGCGTGAAGTTCAATGAAACGTATCTGACATTGTATTTGAAAGATCTTGTCGATTATACGAACGTCGTATCTGAAGACGGGTCAAGTTCCGATCAATTCAATATGGATATGTTCAACACGTTCGCATTCTCGAAGGTGGCGAAATACTATCCGGGAACAATATCGAGCGCGACTTCACAAAAGAAAAAGGAATCGCAAACGATGTCGAAGTTTTCAACGACAACCGGCGTGACATATTCGGCAAGTTCAGCGCGAAAATCAAAACGTGGTGCGGTGCAGCTCGATATTGATGAAACCGGCGAGATCGAAAACAAACGTCCAAAGAAAACGATCTTCGACGATATCGAAAACGAAAACACAATCCGATCGATCCCGGCGACATTATCGATTGAATCGGTCATGTCTTCAACGATTGACGGTATGGATCAAGTTTCCGGATTTTGGGTATTACTCGGAAACTATTTGTCACTTCGCGGAAACGTCGCTCGAATGCTTCGCAAATACAAAGACGATCCCGGTGTGTTCATTCTCGATATTCCGATCATCGACGGTCTAGGAAATCCAACATGGCCGGGGAAGTATTGTCGATCAGATAAAGAAGAACGTGAACTTTCGGAACAAGGGATCATTCGAAAATCAATTGAATCGATTCAACGCAATTCCGACAATTTTGAAACTGAATATTTGAACAATCCGAAACGATCGTCGGTGTACTTTGACGATCATGTTCTCGGATATATTGACGAAGAATCCCTTCATGGTGAAACAATGCGTGACGAAAACGGATTGTTGATCATTGAAGAAGCACAACCGAATGAAGTGTATGTGATCGCCGCCGACGGTGCGAAAGGTGTCGGCAAAGACGAATCGAGCGCGACGGTGTGGAAAACATCGGGATTGCGATTCGAAGAAGTGGCGAACTTCAAATCAAAGCACGTGAAACCGGAAGATTTTTCGAAGGTACTCGCAAACCTTGGTCAACGATTCAATTCCGCACTGATCATTCCCGAAAATAACTATCCGGGAAATGAAATCATTGCGTTCTTGCGTCCGGTGTATCACAACATATACCGAATCGAAAAGAAGGCCGATCCGGAAACAGGTCAACCGGTGCATGAATACGGAGTCAATACGAACTTGAAAACAAAGCCGGAAATGTTCTTGCACTCGAAACGGCTATTTCTCGATAAATTGGTGACAGTTCGATCACGCGCGTTGTATAATCAATTATTGGAATATCCGAATGATGATGTTCTTGTGATCGTGCAAAAAGACGGAAGCGGCGGTCACTTTGACTTGTTGATGTCGGCCGTGATCGGTCTATGGAAGGCCGGTCACATTTCAATCGATCGAACGAATCAAGTGTCGGACGCAAGAATTTCGAAGGTTGTCGATTCAGTATTCGCAGATGAACAAGAATCTGTTCGGTAAAATGATGTATAATATTTTCAACACTCTATGATTGACGAAACAACAAAACAAGAAGTGCTGAAGGTCGGATCGAAAACGATCAACGACTACAACAACGGTGCGCTGAAATCTGCAATGGGATACCAATTCCGCACCCGCGCTTTTCTTGAAGTTCTCTTTTTATATATCAACAGCGTCGACGTGAAGAATCCCGACTTGCTCGGAAAAAACAATCGCAACACTTTCATCTATGAAGCACGCGGCGAGATCGAAAAAATCAAAGAACAGATCCGGCTCGATATCATCGATCTGAACTTTCAAATTCCGGGCGCGTCAACACTTGGCCGATTCATTCCGAAAGCCGCAAACCGAAAAATGCTCGAAGACAATGACTTCGCTGAAGATCTCGATTTTGTCGTTGACGACGCGGCCGACTTTGGATCGGGGTTCCTGAAAGTATGGGAATCAAACGGTCATGTGAATTTGAATTCAATCGATCCGTTCAACATGATCTTCAATCAGTACAATTTCAAAGACGGATTGAAAGCGGAACGAATGCGAAAATCTATTCAATGGGTTCTCGATAATGAAAAATACGACGGAACAGCACGCGAAAAACTTCGCAACGAAACAGATCCCGACGATCTGCAAAATGAAATCACGTTCTATCAAACGATTGAAGATTTCAAAGACGGATCGCAACGGGTATCAGTGATCGATCTCGATCGTGAAGACGTGTATTTCACATACACTTCGAAAACGAAAAAAGTTTCATACTACAAATTCGATCGAAAAAAGCGAAAAGGATTCCCGGATGCGCTCGGCGTTGGCTACAATGAAGAAATCTTCAACCGTCTTGTTCAATCAAAAGTGAACCGCGAACGAATGGATCGTGTCATGGAAGTTGCAAGTGTTCTTGCGTTTCAAAAACAAATGGATAATGAACGCGATTCATACGTCGGAAAAGAAGTGATCAAGCTGAAGCCGACCGCAATTCTCGGACACAAAGGGAACAAGATTGAACCGCTTGATCTTGGCGGTGTGAAGCAAGCAAATCTGATCAATCAACAACTTGGCGAAATCATCGGATCGGTCGGAACTGATTTGAACGTCGGTGACGCATTGCAGGGTGAAACACTTCCGTCCGGAACGTCCGGCGCACTCGGAAATCTTTTGACTGAAAATCAGTCTTCAGTTCACAAAGAAGTTCAAAAGAAATATGCTCACTTCTTGGGTATCGTATACAAAGAACGGTTGACACCGTATCTTTTGAAGGTGTTCGATTCAGCCGACAATCTCGCTGATTATCTCGATCCGAACGATATCAAACTTGTCGAAAAGAACGTGATCAATTACATGGTGATCTTGAAACAGATCGACGCGGTGATCAACGAAGAACCGTTCAATATGGGATTGGCGAAAGATGAAGTGAAGCGTGAATTGAAAGGGAAACCGCTGATTTCCGGCGACTTGCTCGATCAACTTCGAAGCGAAGTGAAAGGGATCAAGACATTCATTACCGGTGAAAAAGTAAACAAAGCGCAGACGGTCGCATTCATTCGTGAACTTCGCGCGGTGTATCAAACGAATCCGGAACAGTTCAAAGATCCGTTCTTCATTTCATTGCTCAAAAAAGAAGCCGAATTCGAAGCCGGTCTTGAACCGATAGAAATTGACAACTTGCTCGTTGAACTCACTCAATAGGTGATACAATAGATTCAATTATAAATTGATAAATAACAAACGTATTTTATGAACGGCAACAATACAATGTCAAAAGAATCTTTTGCTCGATCACAAGCGCACCCGCGCAAAGTTGAACTCGCGAAGATCCTACTCGGTGAAAGTCCGACAAAGAAGCAAGACGCGCTCGATTCCGGTTTCAATGAAATGATCGTGCAAGAAATGGCACGTGATATTTCAAACAACGTCGAAGGTATGGAAACTTTTGCGTCTGATTTGAAAAACGGTGCAGCAACAGAAGATACACCGGAAACACCGGAAACACAGGTCGATCAAACACAAGTTGATGAATCAACACAAACTCAAAATGATACAAATCAAGTTCCAAATGAAGGCACTGATCAAATCGATCCAAATGCTACCCCGGAAGGCGAAGTGGTCGATCAAACACAAGTTGCACCGGTTGCAGGTGAAGACGGTGAACAAAGCACACCAAATCAAACAAATCCGCAATCATAGTTATGAGTGAATCAATTGAACAAACAAAGCCGGATTTTTCACTCACCGCGGAACAACAAAAAGAAGTTGATTCAATATTTCCGTATCAAGACGGATATGAATTGACGGAAGAAGATTTCGCCCGATTGGATCAGATCTTCACAGAACCGGAAGACTTCTTATTGCTTCGAAAAGTGCTCGGAATGCACACGCCGAACGAAGCGGGATTGACATACAAATCACCGCACAAACTTCTTGAAGCGTCACTTGCCGATCGTGAAGCGTATGCAATTGAACACGCCGTGTCGATGTTGGCCGACGAACGGATCCGGCAAGCATTGCTCAACACGTATATGCAATTGCGCGGTTGGAAAAAGACAGACATGAAAAAAAATCTTGAACAAAAGAATCAAGACGAATTTGAAGAAGAAAAGCGAACCGAAAAGTTTGAAGAAGAACAAGAAGAAGCGAAGCGAACACTTGGTGTGAATCTATAGCACACGCAATTCCCCGTGTGCTATACTTTAGTCAATAGTTTATTGGTGGCCGTGTTTCGGAAACCTCTTATTTAGTCCGGGGTAGGGAATCCCGGCATATAACAAAAACACTCTTAAAACTTCGATTTATGACAAATCAAAACAACAACTCGAATCAAGATCCGAATCAAGATCCGAACACTGATCCAAATCAGAAGCCGAATCAAGATCCGAATCAAGATCCGGGATCATCGGAAGAATTGAAACCACTGACAGACGCGGAAATGGAATCAATGACAACCGATGAAATCACCGCACATGCTGAAAAACTTGAAGCGCAGGTGAAAGGATCAAAGAAACAAACAGATGATCAGATTCGACAGAATCAAATCATTCGTGCAAAGAAGGCGCAGGAAAAAGCGTTCGCAAATAGCGAAAACTCGAATACTGATCCTTCACAACCGGCCGATAAAAAAGACGGCGAAGTTGCACAAGGTGATCTTTTGACACTTTCACGCAAGACTGAATTCGAACTCGGATCAGACGAACAGAAAACGCTTCAATGGTATGTTGAAAACGGGAAGGTCAAGAATTATGCGGAAGCACTTGAACACCCGGCGGTGAAGGCGGAACTTGAAGCACTTCAAGCTGATAGCAACGCAACCGCCGTGATCGACGAAAACGATTCCGACGAAGTGAAACTTCAAACGAAGAAGGAAGCGATTGCAAATGCACGCGCTTCCGGCGAAATTCCGGAAGATCCGGAACTTCAGAAAGCAATTGTCGACGACAATCTTTCGAATATGTCTTCATTGAAATAGCTTCCGGTAATAGTGAATAGTCACACGGTTCGAATTTACTCGAATTATTTCTGACTATTATATATGTCTATTACTGTAACAAAGAACACCGCTGCATTGCAGGGAATGTTCAAACAGGAATTTCGATCAGTTGTTGAATCGAAGAATATCTTTGCGCCTGTAGCAACAATGCTTATCTCAAAGGCAAAGAACATTGTGTCACCGTACACAAGCGTGACTGTGGCGAAGGCTCACACGCAAGCCGGACGTGTACCACTTGGTACGTTATCACTCGCGGTTGATGAACTCGTTCTTGATCGAAAGATCGGAAACGCGATCACTGACTACGAAGAAGAACTCTCATATGCAAAGTGGGATATTCAAGGTGAGATCCGCGGCGATCTCTACGCTTCAGTTCTGAAGAAGCTCAACACACAAGCGTGTGCCGATTTCGTTGCAGGTGCAACGGTCGTTGCAGGAACTGAAGATCTTTCAACCAACGCACTTGTGCAAGCATTCCTTGTGGGTGTTGCGGCCGACGCAGAACAGGCAGCGGTTGGTCTGAAGCAAAAAGTTGACGGCGCGACAATCAAACGTGGTGACAAACACGGAAAAGCATTCGTTCTTTGTGGACGTGACGCATACGTGAACATCACTTCAAAGGTTGCTTCGATCGTTGGTCAATCTTCACTGAAAGGTATCGAAGGCCGAATGGTTGAAACACCTTACGGTGTAACCGTTATCAACATGGGTGGTGCCGCTGACAACACGAATCGTCTGATCTACGGAACAGGTGGTGCGCTTGCAATGGCATTCCGTGAAGATCAAATCGATGTCGGAATGGGTGAATATGTAGGTTCTACTACATACGACGACGGCGCGAGTGGATCGGGATCTGACGATCTTGATATCACCCACGGCGACGCTATGCTCGAAAAGACTTGGTACATTTACGCACAGACAAAGGGGAAGAATGGTATCTTCGCCGATGTGCAGTCACTTGTATCAACTCGATTGATGGCCTAGTGATTCCTTCAAATCAACCGATTCAATCGGTTGATTGAAAGGGCGCACAAGTCCGGAAACATAAATTCGAGCATATATGAATATCAAAGAAATCGTCGACAAAATTTTGAAAGAATCCGATGTTCAAGCGAACTCGTATTCGGTGGCGGATCGAATCACTGATGTGAATTCGTTTTATTTACGATATATCGAAAAGTCCGTGCAAATTGGATCAAAAGTTCCGATCAGTGCGGCGGAAGATAATGACGAAACATTCAACGTTGTTTCCGGTGCGAATACTTTCACACGAACCATTGAAGACGCACCGATTCAGCGCGTTGATTTTCAGTACACCGGATCGAACATCTTTCATGCCGTGCCGTTCGATCAAAGCCGAATGATTGACGGCGTTGATTTCGGTCACATGCGCTTTTGGGCAAACTCAAAACAGATCATCATTGAAAACGGTCACGCCGGAACTTTGCGCGTGACATACGCACGCGGTGCGATCACACAATTCACAGTTGCAGATTACGAACTCGGGTCGGGTTGGCCTTCCCCGGATTGGCTTCCGGAATTCGCGCACGATCTTTTGTGGCTCGATCCTTCATACCGTGCAAGCCGGAAATATAGCAAGGGTCGATCCGCGTATCTGAAAGACGAACGCGATGAAGTTCGTGAATTATTCAATAATCACTTCGCACGTGAAAGTGCGCTGAATTCAGCGTTTATGACAGACACGGAAGCCGAAGGAAACTATCGATAATATGGAAGTGAAACGCGAAATACAATTCTTCAATTCAATGACGCTCGATAAACGGGCGGCCGAATTTGCGTATCTTCGCAAAAAGTGTTTTGACGCTCACACAAAAGGATTGTTTCCGACCGTTGATTTTGAACCGCGGAATCCTAGTCAAGCCGAACTCACTACCACAAAAGACATTTATGATATTGTCGGATCAGAAGAATCGACGTTTGATATCAAAGTTATGATCGAAGACGGTTCTGATCTTCGATTTTATAACCTTGGATCAGATAGCGAATCAAACACCTATCTTGCAAACGTAGACTATGAATGCGGAATCATGGGAAATGACGGTGTTCATATTTGTCTTGACGACGACACGGTACGTCGGGTCAATCACCAAAACAGTAACGCACCAACTTCAGACGGAACTTTTACAGACGCACGGCCGGATATTGCGGGTTTTGACGGGTTGTATTATTGGTGGTTATCGAGCAATGAAATATATCGTCAACTTGGAAGTGCCGCACCGACGATTGCATTCAACAATCTCGGAATGACACCGATTTTTGTTGATTTCTATAACGACCAAATGGTGATATACGGACAACAGGGAAAAGACGTGGTTGTTTTGTTTTGGGATAAAAGCGACACCGATCTTTTTGACAAACGAATTCTTGTGAAAAACTCACGACTGATTGCCGGTGGTGTTGTCGACGGTCGCGTCATGCTAGTCACAGCGGTCGGAAATGGTTCAAATCCGAAAGAATTCAAAAGCCGAATGGTCGTCAATGCGTATGACGGTGAAAAATTTGTTGAAATAAATTCAATCAAATGTGATAGTTCGATCGATTACGAACGGGAAACAAGTCAAGCCGTTGGGGTCGATCGGATTATTTTCAGTGTTGAAAATAATATTGATACAGCGAACACAGATCTGTACAAAGATTTTATTTATGAAGTGCGCGCAGACGGTGCGATTGAAGTTGTTGCAGAACCGGACGTGACAACATACGGCGATGTGCATGTTGTGAGAATCTTTTTTGACAATATTGTATATGCTCACACCGGCGTGGGCGCACAACCGCCACTGATCATGCGGCAATACACCGGTAATGATAACTATGATGATTATGAAGATTTCACTGATACCGAATATATCACTAACTTCTTGAACAATCCGTACAACTCGCACAAACTCGAAGCGTTCGCGGTTGCGTTCGAAAAATTGTACGAACAGACAGACACCGGGGTCGATCCCGTCACCGGTGAAGAACTTGATGTTTATTATCGAGTATCAGAACGTGACGATTGGACGCAGTTGATGAACGTCACGGTCGAAAAGGTGAAAGACAATGTGAACGCAAACCGTGATCAATCAACCGAATACGCGAGCGACACGCAAGGGCTTCCCGAACAACGATATCAAGTGTCACAAATGCCGGACGAATCACCGCTTCCGGAATTTAATGAAATTCAATTCAAGTTCGTCTTGAAACGGGGATTTTCAATTATTGGCGCGTGGTACGGGTATGATTACATATCCCGAAACACGCTCGCATAATGGTAGAATATTTATATGGCACTTTCGAATGAAGACAGACAAGAAATCGAACGAATGATCAAACGCAATCAACCGCAGTTTGATGAAGAATCCGTTCGCAAAATTCTTCGAAAGTTGATCCCGGAAATTTTCGGGAAATCGCTTGAACAAATTCGATCATACTTCATTTCAAACATCACTTAATATGGCAAAAACACCACAACAAATTCAAAAAGAACTCGAAGGAATCAAGACTGAAGCCTTGCGTATTCAAAGCGTTGTGAACGAACGTGGTGAAGTTGATGTTTCACAGATCGAAGAAGGGGTTGAACCGGTACAGCTTCCGGAAACAAATCTTCGAGATCTTTCAATCGCATTTTCTGGCAAGGCCGATGATTCAACGATGTCTGAAATCGAATCACGTGATCCCGCACTTGTGGCTCGAGCGCGACAATTTCAAAATCGCGGATCTTTTACTTCAAACGAAACGCCGGTTGAAGAACCACAAACACCGGAAGACAAATTGCTTGCCGAAAAGCAAACACTCGATCAAGAAATTCGAACACTCGAAGAAAAAATGGCGAGCAGCGAGCAACGCCGATCCGACGCATACGAAGAAGGAGGGATTTTCGACGACATGCGTTCATTGAACGCACTGAAGGCAAAAAAGCGTGAAATTGAAGATCGCGAGATAGAGATTCCGATCGAAGGCCGTCAAAAACTACGCGGAAAACAAGCGACAAAAACAGAATTCAATCAATTGACTTCCCCGGCGATCGAGAAAAACTTGATCAATCAACTTGCCGCTTCACGGGAAACGTCCCGATTGGCCGATACTATCGAAACAAATCTTGCGGTGATCGATTCGCAACTTGCCGCGGATAACGAACGCGATGAATTTTTGTATGAAAAGAAAATTGAACGATTGAACACCGTGCAAACGGCGTATTCAAACATAATCACCGAACAGCAAAAAGAAGCAATCGAGTTTCAAAAATTTCAGTATGATCTTTTGCGCGACGCAGCAAGTGCCGACAATACACTTCGCGGTGATTTGATCAAAGAATTTGCGAAGTCCGGAAAATTCAGCGGTACACAATTGAGTGACATGATGAATATGTCGACCGATGAATTGCTCGGCCAACAATACGAAACCACTTCCCCGTTCAATTGGACAGATCTTTCGGAAGAAGACGCGGCGTTGTATCTCGATGAAGATTCATATGATCGGTATCAAACATACAAAACACGTCAAACTGAAATGACTGAAGTTGAAAAAGCAAAGAACACAAACTTGCAATCGGCGAACAACACAATCGGATTGATTGAAGATATGCTCGACGACAAAGCCGGATTAAAAACATCGGTCGGTGGTTCTTGGCTCGGTCGACAAGACTTCCGTGAAGGATTGATCACAGGGTTCGGAAATGAAAGCAAGCAATTCCGGGCAAACTTCAAAAAACTTGTGTCACAAGCGACACTCGACAAACTTCTTGAACTCAAGGCGGCCGGTGGAACGCTCGGCGCGATTTCAGAAAAAGAACTCGATATTCTCGGCAAAGCCGCACTCGCACTCGGATCGATCGAAAGTGGTGACGGAAAAGCAAGCGGAAAATCAAATCTGAAAGAAGAAGATTTCATCACCGGGCTTGAAACTATGCGAATGGCTTCGATGAAAGTTTATATTGCAGAACGAATCGGCGCGAGCGCGTATGCGGAAGGAAATTTCGTGAACATGGATTCACAAAATGAAGACGATTTTGATACAATCGAAAAACTATATCAAGATCTGAAGAAAACACCGATCGGGGGTGCGGCAAATTATGCCGACGATGAATTGAAAAGTGAAGAAAATCTCAACACCGCATTCAACTTGATCCGGGGTGAAGAAGGGTTGAGAACTGAAGCATATCAAGATGTGACGGGGAAATGGACAATCGGGTTCGGAAACACAATGATCAACGGCCGACCAGTTCAGCCGGGCGATCGATTGACACAAGGTCAAGCGGAAGCACTCATGCAAAAAAGCGTGGTTGAAAATTATACAAATTTTGCTGACAACATGCAGACAGAAATCACACCGAGTCAGTTCGCCGCACTGACTTCATTCGAATACAATCTCGGATCGGGCGTGTGGCAACAACCGACCGGGAAGCGTATTCTTGCACTTATCAATGAAGGTCGAAACGAAGAAGCGGGTCGATTGATGTTGCAATACAACAAAGCAAAAAATCCGCAAACCGGGGAATTACAAACGAATCGTGTACTCGCGCAACGTCGAATGCGCGAAGCGAATCTTCTACTTTCATAACGTATGACACCACAACAACCGCCACAATTGAACGACAAACAAAAAAAGCAATACAACACGTATCGTGCAACCGGTCTTCCGCCGGAACGTGCTTTGTCTTTGGCTTTGCAAGAAGGTGAAAAAAAATATTCCCCGGCTTCAGACGAAGGGCTTGATAATTTGTTTGTTGGAAAAGGTGGGCTTGTGAATGAATTCGCCGGTGGTGTCGCCGACGCATTCACATTCAAAGGTGCGAAAGAACAATATGAAGAAGACAAGAATTTGTTTCAAAGCACGGCCGATCCTTCAATCGATCCCGATGTCGGCGGCGAACGCGCACGACTAGGGCAACAATATGCCGACAACAAAAAACCGTTGACATACGGTTCAGCATTCGCACGGGGTATCGGCCGCGCGGCTTTTTCTGTACTCGAAACCGCCGATGATATCACCGGGGAAGCCGTTTCCGGAACACTCGCACCCGTCGTCGAAGACGCTGCAAATTCAGATGTCGGTCAAT